TGTCCATTCAGCGTGCTCCCAACAACTAAATGTGTTAGCTGGTAATTCTGATAGAGCGTTGTTTCTATCAATTACCCAACGTCCATTTTTTGTTCTGCTGACCCTGACTGTTTGCGCCCAAGGGTTGCGTTTAACTTCTGATTTATAAACTTTCATTTGCTTCTTTCTTAATTACCCACTTACGTTTTGTTATGGGCTGATGTAAGTATATCAAAGTAAACACACAAGTCAACAACTATTTTCTAGGTGTTTTCCCTAATGTTGTATTTTTATCTAAGGGTTTGTCCTAATTGTTTATCTTGTAAACTTTGCTATACTTGTTAAATGAACATAAAAAAAGCTATCACACTTGCTGGCTCACAAAGTGAGCTTGCTAGAATATTAGGAATTACTAGGGCTGCTGTTAACCATTGGAAGACAATCCCTCAGTTACGAATTTATCAACTAAAAGAACTCAGACCAGAGTGGTTCAAATGACTCAACAAGTAATTATCAGGGTTTTGCAGAATGGCTCTTTGACTGCACAAGAAATGGAAAACTTAACTGGCATCCCTCGCACTTCTATTGTGGCTGCTTGCAAAAAGATGTTTCACAAGAAAGAATTAACATACGAGAAAATTAAGTTAGGACGCTCTTGGGTCTGCAAATACACCTTAGAGCCTCGCATGATTGAGGCCACAAAAGCCGCTAATGATGAGCCTTATAACAAGCTAAACCCCTTTGATATTCGTAATGCCAAGGGCATCTTTACATCGACTGAGTACCGAGTAATGAAGCAACAGGCTAACCAGTTCTACAAGGGCAATCCATACTTTACTTCTGGTATCACAAATAATCAGAAAATATAGTATAATTTTTTGAAGCATGGATAGATACGAAGTCATGAGCGTATCGAAAAGAGAGCCTCCCCTCCTTCCATTGTTTCTTTTTGTAAGTGGGTGGACAGAGCGAGGAAAATTATGCTTTTACAGCCAAAAAATTGGGCAGTCTTTCAACATTACAAAGACAGATGCCCTCCGTGGATAAAACTACATCGTGACCTGTTAAACGATAGGTCTTATATGCGCTTGCCTATTGCTAGCAAAGCACTAGCACCTATGCTCTGGTTGCTTGCAAGTGAATCAAAAGATGGCGTTTTTGATGGCTCACTAGATGAGCTAGTCTTTCGTCTGCACATTACCAAAAAAGAATATCAAGATGGTATTAAGCCATTGATTGATAACGACTTTTTTATACTTGTTAGCGGAGTGCTAGCAGAACGCAAGCAAAGTGCTATCCCAGAGACAGAGGGAGAGACAGAGGGAGAGACAGAGAAAGAGAAAGAGACAGATACGCCAGAAGGCGTTTCAATTGAAGTTTGGGATTCTTTTGTCAAACAGAGAAAAGCAAGAAAGGCACAGATTACTGAACGAGTAATGAAGTCAATCCGAGAGCAAGCAAAAATTGCAGGTTGGACTCTGGATAACGCTTTAAACGAAATTGTTGTTCGTAACTGGCAAACATTTAAATCTGATTGGGTTGCTGTCAAACCAAACCCTGCTGACAGAGTGAGGCTCACAGTTGCGCCATCAAATGAGCCTGACCCTGCTTTAGAAAAGATTAAGGCTGATGCTTTGAAGGCTGCACCCATTCCGCTAGAAGTTTTGGCAAAGATGGCTCAGTTAAGGGGTAGAGCATGAAAGATTTGTTTGGTGACGAAGAATTTAATTTGGAAAAGGAGTGGGTTGGTATGCCTGAGTTTATTCAAGATGACCTGACTGAGATACACAGCATTACTGTCCACTTCCTGACAACAGAAGACATGATTAAGTTTTCTGAGTTGATTGGTAGAAACATCACATTCACAACAAAGAGTGTTTTGTTTCCTGTAACCCAGACAGAAAAAAAGGTGTGGATAGATGAATCCTAAACACCCTGTTTACATTGTCTCCAAAGGCAGATGGGAATCTCGTCTGACAAGCAAAGCATTTGACGAAATGAAAGTTCCGTACTTTATTGTTGTTGAGCAACAAGAATACGACAACTATGCGTCAGTTATTGCGCCAGAGAAAATCCTAGTTCTTGATAAACAATATCTGCGTGACTACGATACTTGCGACTCACTAGGCGACACTCTGGGAGTTGGGCCTGGCGCAGCAAGGAACTTCTGCTGGCAGCACTCAATCTCTATCGGTGCATCTTGGCATTGGGTGCTGGACGACAACATTGATGGCTTCTGTCGCTTAAACCGCAATGAGCGTCACAAGGTTACTTCTGGGACTATCTTTCGCATTGCAGAGGACTTTGTTGAGCGTTACGAGAATGTCTCTCAGGCAGGGTTTGAGTATCGCTTCTTTGCTGGTGGTAGCAGACGCAAAAAGCCTCCGTTCCGACTGAACACTCGGATTTACTCTTGCATCTTGAACAGGAACGATGTTCCTTATCGCTGGAGAGGTAGATACAACGAAGACACAGACCTTTCGCTACGGATGCTCAAAGATGGTTGGTGTACTGTTTTGTTCCAATGCTTCTTGCAAAACAAAGCTGCTACACAAACTGTCAAAGGCGGTAACACAGCAGAGTTTTACGAAAAAGAAGGAACACTTCCTAAGTCACAGATGCTGGTTGACTTGCACCCAGATGTGTCAAGACTTGCGTTTCGCTATGGCAGACACCATCACCATGTTGATTACAGCGGTTACCAAAAGAATCAACTGGTACGCAAAGAAGGAATATTTCCCGAAGGCGTAAACAATTATGGGATGAAACTTGCATGAATTTTCAATGGGATTTAGATGACTCCAGCCGAATCAGAACACTTCAGAAACTGCGAAGCCCAAGAGTGGCTCAGACGCTACCAAAAGAAGAAATTGACGATTGGCTCAAGCAAAGCGTTGCTCTGGTGGCAGGGAGTGTTAGGGGACTTGCAACGAATCAGAGGCGAATCCGCTACTTTGGATTTGAGGGAAAGAATGAACAGGATACGAAATGAGACACGCAGCCAGAGTTGACGCAAACCAAGAACAGATAGTTTCTGCACTCAGGGCAGCAGGGGCATACGTCTGGATTATTGGCTTACCAGTTGACCTTTTGGTTGGCTACAAGGGTCACACCTTTCTGGTGGAGATTAAAACGGACTCTAAAAAGCGTTTAACGAAGCTACAAGCGGACTTTTTCGAGAATTGGTCAGGTAGTACCTTGGCAAGAATAGATTGCCCAGAGGCGGCACTAAGAATGATTGGAGTAGTCAAGTGAAAGCACCTTACAAAGCCATTGAATACATCATTGAAAATTCATGCAAATATGCCGAGGCTAAAGCACAAAGAATCTACCTTGAGGAGTTTCGCAAAACCAAGAAGGCTCTACTGATGAAGGATGCGTTAGCCAGAGGGATAGATTCTGCCGTGGCTCAAGAGCGTGAAGCGTATGCACACATTGAGTATGCTGATTTGCTTAGAGGTTTGATGGTGGCAATCGAGAAGGAAGAAACTTTAAAGTGGATGCTGACTGCTGCCCAGATGAAAGCTGACATATGGCGGTCTGAGCAAGCAAGTGAGCGTCTTGGCGTAAAAACTACGGAGTAGGGTAAACACCTATATTGTCATGTTTAGTAAACTATACTAAAATTACGTTAGCCCAAGCAATTCGCAAGGGTGCTTTTAAGGATACAAAATGAAATTCGAATTTGACACAACAACTGGCGAAGGTTCTGTAATCGTTACTGTCGTTATGGAATACGAGACAGACGAGGAAGGCACTTACAACGAGAACATTTCAGATGTGATTTACGAAAAGGTATCTCTGATGGGCATCTTTACTGAGGCTCAATTCCGTGAGTTGGAGATTGAGGGCTGTATGCGTCTTTCTAAGCACATCTTGGAGGAAGCTGACCATGCAAAAATCATGGCTTATGAATCTGAGTAAACAGGCAGTTTGGCGACTAATTGTCGCTTTTCTAGTGGCGTTTTGGTCTGGAGTAATCTACTTAATAAGGTTTTTGTATGACTGAACTAAGTTTATTTGAGAAAGCAATGGGTTGGCGCAAGCGTCAAATGGTTAAAAGCCAAGTAGATAGAAACGAAATAATTGAAAAGATACGTAATGATGCCATTGAGGAAGTGGCTAAAGAAATAGAAAAATTTGATATGTTTGGCAAAGACACTATTTCAAGTTTTACTGTTGTTATTAGAAAAATGAAGGTTTGCCCTCCGTGTTATGGGAACTGTAACCAAGGCAGAGATTGCCCTGCCAGATGAACAACAGACCCAATAATAGGGAACGACTCCACTTGGCAAAAATTAAGGAAATGCCTTGTGGGGTCTGTAACGCTTCTCCTCCAAGCGATGCACATCATATTGTTCAACATAATCAATACTTATGTATTCCTTTGTGCAAAGATTGCCATCAGGGGTCATTTAATGGAATACATGGGCAAGCTAGGATTTGGAAGGTTATGAAGCTAGACGAGATGGATGTTTTAAATCTAACGCTTGCAAATCTTTTTAGATAGCGCACAATGGTAAAACTCAGTTGCCATTGAGACTTTAGAGGGACTTGTTCCCTCTTTTTTTTTGTGAGATAATAAATAAACTCCATAGGGATAACCATGTCTGGTTTACTTGAGCCTTCCGTAAAAATTGAGATTGAGATACAAAGCCAAGAGAAAAAAGGCGAAGCGTGTCCAGTTGCCACAGGTGACGTATCTGTCAATCTTGAGAATCGTCAAAAGGGCATTGATAAGGCTAACTATGGCCCAATGAACCCTAACGAAGCAAACGCTGATTACTGGCGTGAAATCTCTAAGGTCTGGCGAAACTCTCCCGAACAGGCTAAAAAGTCTCGTTGCGGAAACTGCGCTGCCTTTATCCAAACCACAAAAATGATGGATTGCATTGAATCAGGCTTGGCAACAGGCGATAACGAGATGGATGCTTGGGAAGTCATTGAAGCTGGTGATTTAGGTTATTGCGAGATTTGGGACTTTAAGTGTGCCGCCAAACGTACTTGTACTGCTTGGGTAACTGGTGGCCCGATTACTGACGATTCTGAAATGGCTAACTCTGATATGGGAGAAGACAATGGGAACGACTAATATGCAAGCGGCTGAAATGATGGGTTTATATCCAAGCATGACTGCCAAAAAGAAACCCGCAACTAAGCCTATGGCAAAGCCAATGCCTATGCGTGGTGAGCGTACAGCAAAGAACAAAGCAAAAAAGGCTAAAAAATGATGGGCTTGTATGCAAATATCGCTGCGAAGAAGAAACGCATCGAATCACAAAAGGCTGCTGGCAAGACCCCAGAGCGTATGCGTAAGGTAGGTAGCAAGGGTGCGCCTACTGCTGATGCTTTTAAACAAGCAGCCAAGACTGCTAAAAAGAAGTGATTAAGCGAGGCTCTGAGCAGTTTTCTGGCTATAACAAGCCCAAAGCTACTCCTAGCCATCCCACTAAGTCTCATGCTGTTTTAGCGAAGTCTGGTGAGGATGTGAAACTCATCCGATTTGGTCAACAAGGGGCTAAAGGCTCACCTGATGGCACGAAGCGTAACGAAGCGTTTAAGGCTCGTCACGCTGAAAACATTGCCAAGGGTAAGATGAGTGCAGCATATTGGGCTAACAAGGTTAAATGGTAAAACTATGAAAACTCCTAAGATGAACAAAGCTGGTAAAGCCAAGATGGGTGCTGTAATGCACGAGTTTGGCAAAGGCGAACTGCACTCTGGTAAGGGCGGTAAAGTCGTTAAGAATCCCAAGCAAGCTATTGCTATTGCTATTTCAGAAGCTGCTCGTAAGATGGGCAAGATGAAGTGATATACTAAGTCTGCTCGTTGTGAGTAGATACTAACTTGACCAACCCTAGAGGAGTCAAACAAAATGGCACAAGTCGGAAGACCAATAAACAAATTCTATGTTTATGCAATCAAGAACGAGCAAGGTTCAATTGTTTACATAGGCAAAGGCTCTGGGCGCAGATTTGAAGTTCAAAAGAAGAACTTTAAATTGTCTGGAGAAATACTTGAAACATTCGCATCAGAAAAACTTGCGTATGCAAAAGAGGTGGAATTCATCTCATTGCATAAGCCAAGCCTAAACAAGTGCAAAGGTGGCAATGGATGCACAGCTACCAAGAAACGCATTGTTAAACAAGATTACGAGAAACTAATTGAGCGTATAGGCTCTCGTGCTTGCGCTGCTAGATTGTTGCTTTCCTACAACAAAGTTAACCCATCATTGATTGACCAGTCTAAAGTAGATTTATTTAGAGAGGTTGCATATGGCTAATGGAGTTAAAACAGGTGGTAGAAGCGTTGGAACACCCAACAAGGCTACGCAAGAGGCAAGACAAGCCATAGCATTGTTTGTTGACCAAAACGCTTACAGGCTTACTGAGTGGCTTGATGCTGTTGCTTATGGTGACCCAACAAATGAGATTAAACCAAACCCTGCAAAAGCCTTTGAGATGTTTCAAAGCGTTGTTGAGTATCACATTCCTAAATTGGCTAGGACTGAGTTAACTGGTGACTCCAACAAGCCTATTGAAATGAAAGTTACATGGGCGAAGTAATCGAAATTCCCTATGCGCCAAGGGAACACCAACTAAAGGTTCACGAGTTACTGGAAGCACATAGGTTTGCGGTAGTTGTGGCTCACAGGCGTTTTGGTAAGACAGTCGCTGCTCTTAACCATCTAATCCGTGATGCGGTGCTAAACCAGAAGGAAGCCCCAAGGTATGCCTACATTGCGCCTACCTATGGACAAGCTAAACGAGTGGCTTGGGACTATCTTGTTAAATATACTGAACCTTTAGGTGGGACTAACAACATCTCAGAACTGAGGGTGGACTTCTGGGGTAGGCGAATCCAGTTGTACGGCTCAGACAATCCTGATTCCCTCCGAGGCCAATATTTCGATGGGGTCTGCCTTGATGAAATTGGTGACCAGAATCCTAAGATATGGACAGATATTGTCAGACCTGCTTTAGCTGACAGAAAGGGCTATTGCCTTTTTATTGGAACGCCTCGTGGACACAACCACTTCAAAGAACTGCGAGACAGGGCTGCAAATGAGGATGGGTGGGGTTTACTAGAGTTTAAAGCCTCAGAGACAGGGGTAGTGGATGACACAGAACTGAAGGCTGCTAAGAATGAGATGGGCGAGGATAAATACCGCCAAGAGTTTGAGTGTAGCTTTGACGCTGCTGTAGAGGGTTCTTACTATGGGCAAATGCTGAACGAGTTAGAAGAAAAGAAGCATATGCAAGAGATTCCCAGAGAGGAA